TCGGCTGCTCGGGCTCCAGCTCGCGCACTGCGGCGATGACCTGCGCAGCTGCTGCCGGCGAGTCGATGTCAATCGCTTTGTTGCTGATGAGCAGGCGGTCGAGCTCCCCGACCTGGTGGTGCTTGGCCCAAGCGGCCACCCGCTGCCGAGTGCCCCAGTGGCCCTCGCCGACCAGGAGTACAGCAATGCCAGATCGAGTCTTAGCACCCATCCACTGCTTACCAGCGGCAACGTGGCAGAGCAGATCGAGCAGCGTGAAAGACTTGCCCGAGCCAGACTCACCGAGCAGCATCGTGGTGGCATCGGCAGGGATCAGTCGCTTGACCACCCAGCCAATCGGCGCAGGCTGCCCGAGATACGCACTCGCCCTGGTCATGTAGTACTCGGGCGGGTCTTCGAGTCGCTGCAGCATCGCCTCAGCGGCCTCGGACCCTACTGCGGCATCAAGCGCCGCATCGACCTCGGGCTCATACCGCGCAACGGACCGGGCAATGCTCTGGATCTCGCTCCCCGGCAATGGGATGTCGCACCGCGTTTCGTTGGCGATCTGAAGCGCCGCCAGAATCTCGGCCTCGGTCATCCCGTGACGGCGCATGGAGCCCGCCAGGGCCGTCAAACCAGCGTTGCGGCCCCCAGATATCAGCTCCGACCCGGCAACGCCTGTAGCCCGTTCTCGCGCCCTGGAGAGGCGGTTCTGGATTGCCGCCAACCATCTAACAGGCAACGCCTGCGGTCCAACCCCGTCGAGCGGATCCGAGCTCGCCTCCCACTGATAGGAGCGCTCACCGACCATCGACGGCCACGCCACGAAGTAGCGGCCATCGCTTAACAGATCAATGCCTGCATCAAGCTTGCAACTGCGCAACCCTGGCTGCCAGACCACCAGATGATGCTCGCCACCTCCGGCTGTCAGTGCGCAGGATCCATTGATCGGACCATGCTCGCCAATCCAACCTCTCCAGGCCGTATCGCCTCCGTTCCTCGGGTCAACGTCCAGGCAAATGATCCCCGAGCCCTCGCCGCAGGCAATCCCGACATTGAAATTCGGGTTGGTACGCCACCATCGCCGGATCTGATCAGGGTCTGTCGTGGCGTCATGCACCCCATGCCGGGTGGCCGGAATCTTCGCACCAGGCGCAACAGGTAGCACCCTCCAACCCCAGGTGACATAGGTTAGCGCGGCCTCAGCGAGCGTCATGATCGCTTTGATCCGCAAGGAGTTTTCCTCCGCTCTTCACCTGAATTTCGTACTGCCGCGCTATCGGCGGTCGCGGCCCCCACAGGTAGACCGACTGCGGCCAGATGCCCAGTGCGTCCGCCAATTTCTTGATCGAGCCAAAGTGCTCGATTGCCTCCTGCGTCCTCATCGCCTCCACCTGTTGCGTAAAAGCTACGTTTTCATGCTGACTTGACATGGTATCAGGAAAGCGTAGACTTGCAACTGTTGCGCAACCGGATCCCCCGACAGCGCACGAAAAGGAGAGCGAAGATGTACAAGTACCAACAAGTGTTTTGTTCTCAATGCGGTCAGGGGTTCGGCCCTGGCAACGAAGGATTTTCCCTCTGCCGCGATCACAGCCCGGGGCGGCCAGCCCACAACTTTGATTTTACTTTCGCCTGGGAGGTATTGGTCCCTATTGGTGGCGGACACGATGAGGTTTCGTGTCTGATCGGTGTCGATGTGGTGATCGACTGCTGCGGAGACCTTGAGGTTGAATGCACGGTCGTGGATTTCCAGCATCAGCCCTGGCCCGAACTGGATGCATGGCTCAACCTCGCAGACCGCGAGGCGATTGAGGAGGAGGCCGAGCGCCTTGCTTTGGCTGATCTTGCGAAGCAGTCGGAATTTAACCGCTTTGAGCGGTACGCACCCGAGGCCTGCCGGGCCTGATCCCAGCCTTCAGCCCTCCTCGGAGGGTTGAGGGATGCGATCCGATTCCCGAACCGCATCAAAACCAAGGAGGAAGCAATGGCAATTAGTATCAAACGAACCGGAGGCATTTCGTCTTTTGGCAACAAATCGCTTGTCTACGGCGCCGCTGGCGCTGGCAAGACCAGTCTGATCAAGACTACGCAGGATCCTATTGTGTTGTCAGCTGAGGCTGGTCTGCTGTCCATCCAGGACGCAGACGTGCCCTACGTTGAAATCACGGGGTTGGAGACGTTGCGTGAAGCGTATTTGTGGCTGGAGAAGTCAGACGAAGCAAAGCAGTACGCTACCGTCTGCATTGACTCGATCTCCGAGGTTGCAGAGGTCGTTTTGAACAAAGAGAAAAAGCTGACCAAGGATCCGCGCCAGGCGTATGGTGCCATGCAGGAGCAGATGGCTGATCTGATCCGGGCGTTCAGAGACCTGCCAAAGCACGTCTACATGAGCGCGAAGTTGGAAAAGACCCAGGATGAAATGGGAAGAATGCTTTACAGCCCTTCCATGCCCGGCAACAAGACCGGGCAGCAATTGCCTTACTTTTTTGACCTGGTGCTTGCACTCCGGGTTGAGAAGGACTCAGACGGCAATGTGTTTCGCGCCTTAATGTGCGACAGCGATGGTCTCTGGCTTGCAAAGGATCGGTCAGGCAAGCTTGACACCTGGGAAGCCCCGGACCTTGGGGCAATCATCCAGAAGATCGGAGGCCATCATGTTGCCTGAGCCATTGCCTGACAGCCTGGCCGCGCTGGCTGGCTTGTGGCTGGATTGCAAGGAGCAGGAGGCGCAAGCCACCGCTGATCGCCGGAGGATCGAGGACCGGATCAAGTCGCTTGCAGGCGTTCTTGAGGCTTTTGAAGGCACCGAAACACTGGCGCCAGAAGGCTATCAGATCAAGATCGTCGGGCGTTTCGAACGCAAGGTTGACAGCGACAAGTTGCAGGAGCTCGCCGCCGAACACGGCCTCACCGAGCAACTTTCGACGCTGTTCAGGTGGACCCCGGCAGTCAACATGAAGGTCTGGAAATCTACCGACTCAAGCATCACTGCGCCGCTTGCTGCGGCCATCACCACCACGGCCAATCGGCCATCCTTCAAGATCGAAAAGGAGTAGATCATGGCATCACTTGGACAGACTTTTGATATCGCAAACCTGCCCGCATCGAGTGGTAGTTACGAACCGCTCCCGGCTGGGTTGTACGACGCCAGAATCATGGAGGCAGGCATCCTCACAACCGCAAGTGGGACCGGGCGGTACATCAAGATTCGCTTTGCCATCCTCGGTCCGAGCGGCGCCGGCCGGGTGGTGTTTGCGCAGCTCAACATCGAAAACGCCAGTGCGAAAGCGGAGGAAATCGGTCGGCAGCAGCTCGGCGAGCTCATGCGCGCACTCGGGCTTCAACGCGTTGACGACACCGACCTGCTGATGAACGGCGAGTGCCAGATCAAACTGGGCGTCCGACCGGAGCGCACCGATCCAGTCAGCGGGCGCACCTATGCTGCGAGCAATGAGGTTGTTGGGTACAAGGGATATGTGGCGAAATCGGCTACGCCGGCGCTCAACGTGGTCAACGGCGCTGCTGCGCCTGCGCCGGCAAAGCCTACCGAGCGCAAGGCCTCTCCGCCGTGGGCGAAGAAGTAAGCCTCAAGAAAGACCCAGGCCATTGCGGCCTGGGAAAGTCCAACCAAGGAGGAGACAGGCATCATGAAGATACCCGAGTGACATCATAGCATTCAGGCGCTGATTGACAAGCACCACGAGAGTCTGGCCGAGCCGCCCAGGCCGCACATGGGCTGCAGCCAGTTGGGGCATCCCTGCGATCGTTGGTTGTGGCTGTCGTTTCGCTGGGCGGTGGTGCCGCGCTTCTCTGGTCGGCTGCTGCGCCTCTTCCGGCGCGGTCAGAACGAGGAGGCCACCATCGTGTCGGACCTGCGCGCCATCGGCCTCGATGTGCGTGGCTCCGGCCGGCAGCAGACGCGCGTGGACTTCGGTGCGCATGTGTCTGGCAGCATTGACGCCATCATCGAATCTGGCGTGCCTGAAGCGCCCAAGAAGCGCCACATCGCCGAGTTCAAGATCCACAGCGCCAAGTCGTTCGCCGACCTGGAGAAGAACGGGGTCGAGAAGTCCAAGCCCGAGCACTGGGTCCAGATGCAGCTTTACATGCACGGCACCAAGATCGACCGGGCGCTGTACGTGGCGGTGTGCAAGGACGACGACCGCATCTACACCGAGCGCGTGCGCTACGACCAGGCGGCAGCAGAGAAGGCGCTCGAGCGCGGCAAGCGCATTGCGCTGTCGGATCGGATGCCCGAACCGCTCAGTGCAGATCCATCCTGGTACATCTGCAAATGGTGTCCGGCGCATTCGTTTTGCTTTGAAACCAAGACAACCAACCAGGTCAACTGCAGAACCTGCGCGCACAGCACGGA